GACCACCACAGGCGCAGCAGTCTTGACCGGCTTCGCAGAAAGAATCAATCGAAGACCCTCGACATCCACGACCTTGTCAAAGTGCTTGGCGAACTCCCTGAAAACACCATTCCCGCGCTTCTCCACGACAACCACATCAGGACCGAAAGCCTTCACGTCGGAGATGGACTTCACAGGAAATCCAGTCGGGACATCCACTGACACATTCCCGGACTTGCGACCCCAGGCACGAAGCTCATGACCAGTGCACAACTCATTGACTGTCTTGGAGATAGGATTGATAAGGGCTACCTTCATTATTACTTTCTATGGACATTTTTAATCATGGCATTGGGTCGCTTGGATGGAACCAATCTCTTTTCAAGTTTCTCCTCGAGACGCTTTAGGGTGAAGTAGGCACCAGCCTGTTCGGCTTCCTTCTTTGTGGATCCCTTGCCTGTTCCCCATTGATGTCCCTGGACGTAGACGCCTACCCTGAACTTGGTGGCGTCCACATGATCCAACTGGCGATACTCTGGTAGATCCCACTTCTGAGCCTGACAGACGCGCATCAGAATGTCCTTGTAGTTGTCATCAACCATCAAGCGATCCAACCGGATGAGATCTGGGTTATCCAAGACGCCCAGGACAAACTTCTTGGCTTCGATCATCCCAAGGTCTAGGTAAATTGCGCCGATGAACGCCTCAAAGACGTCTTCTAGAATCTTTGGGTTGTTGTTCCATCCATTTCTCATCCCCTTTTCATCCATCTCAATCCAGTTGTGGAATCCCAGTTTGGCAGACACTTCTGCCAAAGTCTTACCACATACGATCTTTGTTCTCGCACGAGTTAGAAACCCTTCCTGTAGATTCTCGTACCTATCGAACAAGTACTTGGTGACAATAAAGCCCAACACGGAGTCGCCCATAAATTCCAACGTTTCGTAGGAACCCTCGACGCCATCGTGTTGAACAGAAGATTTGTGCTTGAATGCCTTTCGGTACACATCGATGTTTTTGATGTTCGTTCCGATGATGGCTTCAACCTCCTGAGTGGATATCATTTTCTAAAAGTAGGGTGCGTTTTTTGTTTAAGCCTTGATGAAGTGCTTGGAGATGTGCTTCTGCAAGGTCATATACGAGAGGGTCTCTCCCTGAGGTGTCTGCAGGAGCTTCTTGAGCGGCTCATCCTGAATAATCTTTCGTCCATCCTCGGGATGAGACAGACCCTTGTCCTTGACGTACTGCTTAACGAAACGGGTCACGTCCGTGCGAGACACCTCGGTGCCCTCGGCAAGACCCATAAAGTCGGTCAGGTCCTTGGTGACCTTGCAAGGCTTGTTGAACCCGGTGTTGGCGGCACGCTCCTTGGCCTTGGACCCATCCGGGTCGTCCTGAACCTTGGCCATCTTGCGAACCAGCTTGGTGAGACTCTTGATCTCCTTGCGCATCTCAGCGAGCTCCTTCATCACATCCTCGGTAGACATTGTTTTTCGTACTTACCCTTGGTTTCTTTTCTTTAATTTACTTCTCAAGGAGAGATCCGCCGACACCGCTGAGGATCTTGTAGGACATGGCATCCCTGACGAGCGCCTGGTCACCGCAGAACCCACCGGGGGTCAGGTCCTTGGTGTAGTAGGCGGCATCCTTGCCTGGGCCGGGCACACACTCCAGCGTGTAAGGCAACTTGGTGATGGCATCGCCGCTGATCATGGGCTCAACCTCCACCGGCTCCGGGGACAACCTGTATCCGCTCTTCTTCATACCCATGAAGCACTTGACATACATGAGCACCACAATGGCAATCACAAGGACGAGGGCCAACTGATTACTGATCATACTTCTTTACTAAGACATTTGATTTTTTTCTGCGTTAAAGACTTGACTATAAGTTTATAGACTGACACCAGAAGACATGGAGGATTTCGAAATTGAACTTGATAATAATAGCGAGATCATGGTCGACCTGGACAATGAGGAGCAAGATCTTTTCAATGGTGTCGTCCTGGATGCCACCCGACGTAAGCGAACGAACAACCCGAGGATGGATGACCGCCCTGTCGAGGCTCCCGTATCTTCATTCATGGCATTTGCCAACCACGGGAAGCAGTCGCCTTCGGCACGTCCTCCTCCGCCACAGGAAGAGCCCGAGGATCACGGCGAGGGATTTGACGACTATGGAGGTCTCGAGGGAGGTTATGATGAAGACGCGCCTTCCCCTGGGTACAAGTCCATCGATGATGAGAAGGCTGACCTTCTGAACAAGATCACCCGCCTGGAAAAGAAGGGGATTCGCTCCATCGAGCGTCTGAACATGCACTCGTCCATCCACGACATCCGTGGCGAGGTCAAGAGGATGTCCTATTCGATCGAGGTGGATCAGTCCGTCAAGATGCAGCGAAGGATGCTCATCGCCTGTGTGACCGGCATCGAGTTTCTGAACAAGCGCTACAATCCTCTGGACATCCACCTGGACGGGTGGTCCGAATCGGTAATGGATGGCGTCGACGATTACGATGACGTCTTTGAGGAACTTTACGTGAAGTATCGCGGCAAGGCGAAGATGGCACCGGAACTGAAGTTGATGATGATGCTCGGTGGCTCTGCGACGATGTTCCATCTGACCCACTCGATGTTCAAGTCTGCGATGCCTCAGATGAACGACGTCATCAAGCAGAATCCTGATCTCATCAAGAGCATGATGTCTGCCGTGGCAAATACTGCCAAGAGCGCCCAGGAAAGGAACGTGGATCCTCGTCCGGCACCGCCCATTCCTCGAAGGGAGGTCCAGGGACCGAGCATGGATCTCTCGTCGCTTATGTCCAATTTCATGACTCCCCAGTCCACCACGACCCGTGACGTGGAAGAAGTTCGCCCACCGGCGGGACCGCCAAGCGATGGAAATATTGAGGACGACATTTCCGATATCGTGAGCGTGAATGGCGAGTCGGTCAAGGAAGTGGAAGTTTCTGCTCCCAAGAAGAAGAAGGGAAAGAAGGGAAAGACGACACTTGAATTGTAAATAATTTCCTAGTTGATACTAAATAATGGTAGGCTATTGTTCCATTGATGATGCCTACGGAGGGCTTCCTCGGGAAACGGTCAAAGCACCGCCGGCTCCCGAGAAGGCTGCTGACCGGATATTCCCCACCGACAGGGTGGAGTTCTATGAGGTCGAGGGTGTGATGGATTCGGAGTTGGGTTACATGGTGGTCCTCTTCATGGCAGGGGTGGCTGCTCTGGTTCTGAGGGACATTCTTCGTGCTCTATCTTGAGAAACCGCTTTCCGGTGAGATAGCCATGATAGAAGAGTTCCGTTTTCTTGTCGTCGTCCATAGAAAAATTAAATGCCTCGCCTTCTTTCATCTTGATGTAGATGGTAGGCTTTTCATAGACCACTCTATTTCTCATAATCGAAGTGATAAAGTGTTGTATGAAATCAACAAATGACCCTATGTGGGGTGGCTTCTCCATCGAGGGTTCGGGATCCAGTTCGATCGAAACAAGTTCTTCCATGTCCTTTCCTATGAAGGGTGTCAGTGGACACGTTTCAAATGCAGCCAGATCCACATAGCGATGTCCCTGGTAGACCACGGACTCGAACAGGAACGGAATGCTGATGCTCATGCAGACCGCGTGGGAGACCGACATATCAGGGTGGGTGTGGTGTGAAAAATAGCAACTCCTTTGCAACGTGATGTTATATGCCGACACGTAAAAGTCCAGCCCGGTCCATTCCTTGAGTTCCTGAAATGTGAAATCTTCCTTTCCAGACAACTCCATACATATCTTCGTGAACACCTCTTTCCACCTGGTTGCTGGCACCAGTCCGTAGTTGTTAAGCAAGGACTTTAGGTTCAGTCTCATCAACTGATTGACATCAGCAGCCTCTCGGATGATTCTAAACAGTCTGATGATGTCCCACTTGGCGACCAAACATCCAAATGCCACGATGGAACCAGCAGATGATCCAGCGACGGCTTCGAGATCTTTGGTTTTATCGTAATTGTGAAGTGCATAAACTGACCCCAGGATGGCATAGAATCCCATGGCACCGGGACCCACGACGAGATACTTCATCCTTTTTAGAACTCGAGAGGACTTTGTGAGCGAATAACCGCGAATAAGATCCAGTAAAGAAACGTGTTCCTTACGATCAGGTCTTGGCTTGTAGTCATTCCGCTCAGAATAAAGTACATCCCGGATGCGAGATAGACCTCGCTTGGCCGAACCACGTACTTCATTACCCCACGAAGAATGATTATATACAGGATACCGAACACAGAGGTCATTCCCAGTCGATCCACGAGTCCGCCCATACCCGTCACGGCGGGTGACAGGAAGGCGAAGAGGACGGTTGGAACAATGACCTTTGTACTTGTCACGTCTGGCAGTCGCACCATATCTATTGATTGCCAACATTTAATCTAACAATAGTATTCATTTTTACAAAACTCGGAAAACGTGAGTGTTACCGGAAGCATATTATCATAACATTGTTCTCTGTACAACTCCCAGTTATTCCACAACTCATCACTGTAGTAGGCAATCCAGTCTTCATACTCGTATTCATTTGGATCAAAGAATCCCTCATCTTCCTCGACGTCCTCAATCGCCTGAGGCTCGGAGGCAATAGGAGTGTAGTCAAGAAGATTAGATCCCACCATTTTGGTTACTTATTTACTCTTCAGATTTCTTCTTTAACTTGAGTTGAAGAGTTGATGACTCCTTGGGCTCCAACTTATCCTCAATCTCCTTGATGATCTGATTGAGACGCTCCTGACCACCCTCAATGTAATTTGGTAGTTCGTCCATTAGGATTTTCTTAGTGATTGCGGGCTTCTTGACTGACGTCTTCTGGGTGACCTTGGTGCCGCCACGCGTCTGGACGTCATCGATCTTCTGAGCCTTCATGTATCCACCGATGAAGGTCTTCAGACTGGACTCGCGATCCTTAAGAACCTTGATAGCCTTCTGTGCCTCCATCAACTGGGTCTTAATCCCCTCGAGTTCGGCAATCGCCTCCTTGAACTGATCGCTAATCGGCATTCCGTCAGACATCGTTTTGTTAACCAGTGGTGCAATTTCTTTAATTTAAAAACA